GTGACACTATTGTTAAAGAACAGAAACGACTTGAAGCTGAACAAGTTAGAACACAACAAGAATCAACTACAACTACTCCAGAAAATGCAGACGTAGTTACCCCTTTAAAAACAACTCCTAGTGGTACTGCACCTCTTCCGGAGAGTAGTCTTAAGTATGCCACAGAAACAGATCTTGTTGAGTTTACTAAAAGAGTTGCAAAAGAGCTAAGTGAAAGTCCTGCACCTGAACGTCAAAAAGAATTATTTGCTGAGTTAAAGAGTTTAAAAGAAGAGTTAATTTCAAGACAACAAAAGGCTACTTCAAAGTCTCCTATGACCCTTGCTGAACAGGGTAGAGCTTCCAGTGTGCAGGTTAGCCCTGATGCTACTGGACAGGTACGTACTGACAACATTAACCGTGCATTTGATCTAGCTAAGGTAGAGACTTGGAGTGACGAAGCTATTGCTAATGCTGTTGCTGCTAGAGAAGCAAAGTATGCAACTGAGAATTCAGCAGAAGTTAAGAACAATATACAGCAAGAACTAAACACTCTCTACAGTGAACAACAGCGTAGAGAGATTCTTGACAGTATGGCTAAAGCCAAGGCTGACAGAGAACACTACGACTACAGCCAAGACAGTCCGGGATCTACTGCCCCTACAACCGTAGGTGGTCTTAAGGATGCTGTTGAAGCAGGTGGATGGAGGGCAGGGTTAGACCACATTGTTGCAAACCTACCTGATGACAATATTGTTAGTGTTGTTAGCCGAGCCTTACTCAAGAACAAGTGGATTAACCCTAAGGTTAGTTACTTGGCTATGGAAAAACTGGGTAGGTATGAGCTTGGTACAGAGAATATTAGTATACAGAGTAATGGTAAACAGAAGCCAGTTTCTTTTGATGATCAAGCTGGAAGAGAGTTCATAGCTAAGCTAGGAAGGGAAGCAGACCTTACCCCCAAAGAGGTAGCTGCCATTGAAGCCTATGCTAATGCTATAAACACAGATGCTGAAAACGCTCTTTGGAAAAATCCAAAATTCGTAGCAGCAATGCACAGTGCCGCTAATAAGTTCAGTGTGGATTTTGATTTCCTTGTCTACCGTGGGACAGTGGCGGGTGAGACTATCACCAAAAGACAAAAAGCTAATGTCTTTACTCCAACAAGTATCAGCAGAAGTTGGGCTGAGAATATGGCTGCGTTTACGTGGAGCGATCCTGCGCTGATGAAAATCACTGTTAAGAGAGGCTCCAAGTTTTTGCCGATCTTTAAGGGTGATGGCAATGAGCTTGAGATTTTGCTCTTACCTAAAGAGAAGACCACTGTACTCAAGACAGAAACTATCCGAGATGAGGCTTATAAGCTGAAGGGTTATGAAGACCGCCGTACTCCAGATGACTGGGAGTACTCACGAGTAGACTATGGGCCAGATAGTATCTTTAAGGATACTCCTAACTCCGCTACTGTCCTAGTCCACGAGGTTGTACACCGTGCTTCTAGTAATGCCATAACTCAGTTTGAGATTGACCCCAGTAAACTAACTAGCCGTGAACGTAGGGCTATCAACCAACTAACCAAGCTGTACGATGAGGTCAGGGGCAAGACTAGGGTACAGGGTACGAAGCCTGTTGAGAATATGCGTGAGTTCCTTGCCTATGGTTTAACCCACGAAAATTTTGCCTCGTACCTTAACACTCTCAAAGGTGTAGAGAAGGTTAGTGTTTATCGTAAGTTAGCTAATGCAGTTATGGACTTGCTTGGGTTTGAACCTAAAGTACGTACTGCTTACAGTGAGTTACTAGGTATTGGTAAAACACTCATTGCTGAGTCTAGGGCACTGAACTACGATCAAGCTAAAGTACGTATTGCAGGTCGTGTTAGATCCATGCTTGCAGAGAGTAACGTACTAACTGAACTACCATTTACACAAGACCAAGCAGTCAAACTATCACAAGAGACATCAGATATATCTGGATCTTGGTGGTACAAGAATACGATTGGCAAGACACAGTTAGCTAATATTTATAACAATGCTGTTGTTAAGTACACAGGTGCTATTGTCCGTAGACATGAGTACGCTTCTACTGCTCTTAAACAAGCTATTCTTTACGGTAAGGATGTAGCTGCAACAACTAATGTTGGTAAGAGGTTTACTAGCCTTAGAAGAGCTATAGCTGACAAGTCTGTACACACTACATGGCATAAGATTGGAGATGAACTAGCTGCTGATCTCCATGACATTAACAAACGGTTCTTTGAAGAAGGTGTAACAAGAAAAGACATTGATGCAAGAGCTGAAGCTGAAGGTGTTAAGCCTTTTGTCAATGATTCTGAAGCCTTTGATTACCACCTCCAGAGCCGTTTAAAAGAGCTTAGGGATAGTGGGGCACACCAAGACGTACTGGATGCCTTTGAGTCGTCTTCTAATGCCTTTAGAGACATGCAGATTGCTGTCAACAAAGACAGGCAATACCAAGGTAAAGGTCAAGTACCAATGCGGTATGACTACTACCAAGCTGTACGTAAAGGACAGTTTCATGTTGGTGTGTTTGCTAACGATCTGATTATTGAACTACGCTCTTTCCGTACAAAGCTAGAAGCTGACCTTCACATGAAGGCAGTAAAAGAGACAAGACCAGAGTTCAGGGTTGAGTTTGAAGATGGTAAGGCTGTCAGTGAGGGTGCTGTGCCTCTCAGTGATCAGATGGACATTGTTCAGAACATGCTACGTAAGTTTGACATTGATCCGTATGCCTCTGGTGTACTGGATAGGTTTGACCAGATGATGACTACAGGTCTGAAGTTTGGTAAGCATGGTGAGTACCGTACTAACCTTACTGGTTACAAAGGTAGTGAGTGGTTTAAAACAAAGGCTGAACGTGGTGCTTCCTACAAAGAAGCTATGTTTGACTGGGTTGATGAACAAACATCTATTAAGCTCAAGCAAGATATTCTCTACGATACAGAGAGACTCCTTACAGACCCTTCTGTTGAAGCTGCACAACCCCAAGCTGTAGGTGTTGCTAGACAGATTAGGGACATGGGTATCAATGCTGATAACCAATGGGGAGCCAGTAAGAGTTTTGATAAGAGTGTTCGTCTTGTAGGAGATCATCTTGTACATAACATAGCTAAGTTGTTTGGTAAGACTGACTACGTACCTAAGATTGCTGTTGTTGATAAAACAATGGGTGTTATGTCCAGTACGTTTTACATGATTACTCTTACACCTAGGGCTGGTTTTTGGGTATCTCAGATTCTTACTGCACCTACTGCTATACGACACCTTCTACGTGACATGGAAATGCCACTGATGGATATTGTTACTCAGTTCAGTAAAGGTAGTGCTCGTACTTTTGGTTTTGTTCCACACAGCAAGGTCAGTGCTGATGTAATGTCTTACTTGTTTGAGAATACAACCAGCTTACGTCCACAGTTACAGAATGAACTTAACACGTTTAAGTGGATGTCTCCGGGTTCACATAACAGGTTAATTGAAACACTACGTCTTGTAACTGGTTCAACACCATCAGAACTAGCTGACGTTATAAGTCGTGTGTGGACAGCTAACATGATGATTGAACACTACTCTGCTAAAGGCTTAAAAGGCATTGAGTTAGCTGAAGCTGTAGCCTCTGCTGTAGATGACACTATGGTTACTTACAACAGGTCTAATAAGGCTGGTTGGGTTGATAAGGCAGGGATCATTGGACAGGCTGCTAACCCTCTTATGACGTTCTCTACAGCACAGCTTGGTAACTTGTTTAGTGACATTCACTTTGCTGCAAGGAACCCCACGAAATTCAGAGCGTACCTCCCCGCTATTAACACCCTACTAACAACACAACTGATGGCAGGAGCTATTGGTTTACCACTGTTAGTTGAATACGAGTTCTTACGAGATTACCTTGCACAGAAGTTCCCAGAAGAAGCTGGAGACTTACCCTCCATTAAACAAATAATGGTTAACCAGCCTGCTGTCTTTGAACGTGGTATTCCAAGTGCTGTTACTGGCTTTGATGTTGGTTCAGGGTTACGTTGGAATCCATTCATCAGTAAGTTTGTACAGTCAGGTAATCAGAGCCTTATTGACTTGTTCCCTGCTATTGCTTTTGCTGGTGAGGTTGGTAAAACATTGGCTATGTCTGGTGGTGAGATGCTTGGGATCAGTAAACCTACTCTTGCAGAGAAACGTACACAGTACATGAGAACAATACCGTTTGTTGGTGGTAAAGCTGCTGTTGATTACACAATGTTTAATGCTGGTTCAAGAGAGTTTGTACCTGACAGTAAAGGTGCTGCCATTATGGAACAATCACCAGTAGAGAATCTATCTACACTGTTTGGATCAAGAACTGTTGAGAAGGCAAGGATACAGGACAAAGAGTTTCTACGTAAAACACAGGAAATACGTTCAGGTCAACAACAGAAGAAGTATCTTGACTTACTTGCTGACTCTGTATTTTCAGGTGGTGAGTATGAAGACTATGCTATTAGCAAACTACAGGAACTTGGTTTAACTGGTAAAGAGATCAATACTGCTATGAAAGCTAGAGCTAAAGAACGTAATGTTCCGTTACCTCAACGTTGGCTTATGGGTGGTAATACACCTGCTGCTCAACGTAAGAAACTACGGGAGTTTCCTCTTACCAATCCTGAGTTTCTTCAGTAGGCTTGGTTTAAAGGTATGACCGACCCTTCGGTTACATTCCCCAAGGGGATGCTCAGAGAAACTACCACGTAAAGCTGAACATCCCCCTAGAGAACAACCCCCCGCAGGGGGAAACCTACTATAGCATACCGCCTGAACAGACACGGTAGGTAACCAATGCTTCCACCATTGCTGGTGTTGAAGCCTCAGCCCCTAGGATCGTCATAATGTCCCTCATAAGGGGTGAGGTAGGGTTAACCTGTTTGGTGGCCTTAGGCGGCCTTCCAACGGGCTTCTTGGGGGTGTCCCCCACCACTGCCTTCTTGGTGTACTTACGTTTTGGTTTAACTTGTTCTTTGGTCATGCTTACTCCAGCTCAAAGTTAGGTTGTTTGTTGATGTCAGAAGGACAGGATTCTTTCTGTTCTTCTTTTGGGAACACGTAGCCAAGACTACAAAGGAATCTCTTGAACTTGTCCATAAGGGAATCCCTTGTGAACTCTTCAGAGGTACTCTGGTGTATTGTTTCTACTTGTTCTCCGTCTTTCTCATAGATAAACGAGATAAGTGCCATAGGTTCTAACCTTTCCTTAGTTACTAACATTTTCCAACCACTCTTTAGGGATGCCAGAGGCCATGTGTGCCCACTGGAACCCATTCTTCTCACACCACATAGCGTAAGTAGTCTTACTGGACTTACTCAGCTTCTTGTGTGCATTCTGAAACAACATGTAAAAGGTTACATCAGGGTACTGACTCTTCATCAGTTTCATTTTGATACGATCTGATGCGTCAAAGATACCCTTAGCTTCAATGTATGCTGTATCACTCAGCTTGAAGTCAGGTGTGTACTTACGTTTCTTAGCTGGTTCAACAAAGTCAAACGTGTCAGTCTCGTAAGTAACCTTATCTCCTAGAGTATTGGAAATAAGGATTTCAAACAGGGATCTAAACCTCTGCTTGTCCCTCACCAGTCTGTTGGTGTTCACTCGGTAATTCTTCATTTGATTTAAGTAGGTAAGCAAAGTCTGGGAACTTGTCTTCCCACTTTTCACCTTGCTTACGCATGATCCATAAAAGATTGCAGTTTAGCAGTAACCTTTTATCATCATCGTACATAGAACGTACTTTGTCAAACAATTCGCCAAAGGTAAACAACTCTCCAAGAGCTTTCTCAGCTTTCTTTGGGCCTATTCCTTTGATACCAAACACATTGTCACTGGTGTCACCAACAAGTAACTGACGGAAGAATGCTTGCATTCCACTGTCTTCTGTTACTGTTGTAAATTCTTTCTTAACCCAGTTGTAATGTTTACCCGGAACCATGAGCAGATCTTTGTCAATGGAACAGATAACAGTCTCGTCTGTTTGATCCCAACCCAGTGCATCGTCAGCTTCAAAGCCATCAATAACAATAGCATTGTGTTTCTTGATTAGGTAGTCTCTACATGCTTGCCAGAACTTAGGTCTTTCCTGTGTACGATTTGCTTTGTACGTTGGGTCAATGGTACGTCGGAAATTGTTACTACCTGTAAGGTACATAACTGAGTTGGTTGCATTGGTTGCATCTGCAATGTCCTTCAGCGTATCTTCCATACGCCAGTAGGCAACTTGTTCTACTTCATCTTCACACGTACAGGCCACACGGTAAACAACTATGTCTCCATCAATGAGAGTCTTCATTTAGCCCTTCCAGTTCAATTAGTAAATCAACATAGTGTTTAATCTTAAGAAGGTCAACAATACCACCTTTCTCTTTCCAACGTGTTATGTATTTAACTATGCTACCTTCAATGAAAGTTAGTTTATTAGCACAAATATATTCGATTGGCTGGATGGTTCTACTGTTGTAGTGACCACCCCCAACCTGTTCGTTGAGGGCAGACATACTTAGAACGGGATATGTGCAATACGCTTGGCATGAACGTACTTTGTGAGTCCGTACATAGCTCTGGTAGCTGCATTGTTGTCATCCTCAGCATCGCCAATGGCAGTGGCTAGACGGGCTTCTGGAACACCTGCTCGGTACTTGGCAGGGATAGGGCTGATCTTGCTGATCTCTTCAAAGACCTTACCAGCGTACTCACCCTTACCTTCACGGTTAGTAATGTACACAGAGCAGGGATCACCCATGTAGCTATCCCAGTCAGCAACAGTACCGTCTTCTGCTTTAGGATTAAACACTTGGTAGAACTCCATCTCACGACCCTTATCGTTGAGCTTGGAAAAGATGTTGAATGGTTTAGTCCACAACATCTTAGGAATTTCTTCATCGTCAATGGTGACAGTCTGACCACAGATCTCAATGCCAAGGCTGATCTGCTGGCAAGGTGGTTTCTCATCACCCTTGAAGTCACGGGACTGAAGCCCAAGGTCTGCAATGTAAACAAGGCGACCTTCATACTCACCGGGAGGCAATGCTTCAAAGGTTACATTGCTTGACTTGGAATCTGATCCAGTATTGATACGTTTTAAACTCATAATAAACTCCTGTTAAATTAACTAACACTTACTAATGACACTCTGCCCAGTTGTTTCCAACCTTTGCTTCCCCAGTAACGGGTACATTCATTTCAAATAACTTACCTGCCTCTATAAAGGCGTTAAGAGATATTTCTTTTAACTCATCGACACTTCCTTTGTGTACTTCATACTGAAACTCATCATGGAAGTGAAGCATTTGTTTGGCATTCAGTCTCCTTTCTGTAACCTGCTTGTCTACAAGAACTGTAGCTGTCTTAACAACAATTGAACCTGCACTTTGAAATAACATATTAACAATGCTATGTTCAGAACGGGGGTAGAGTTTACGTCCATCCAGTCCTTTTAGGAAGCCACCATCCTTACCACCCCGTAACTCCCAGATACCAGTTAAGTTTTCCTTGAGAGCTGCTAGTGCTGTACTGTTTCTCCAGAAGTTGTTGTACAACCTACGTGCCTTACCAATTGAACACTTCAGTGTCAAGGAGATCTTCTTAGGCTGTGCTCCGTAAGAACAAGCATACTTAATTCCCTTAGCTGTTGATCTATCACAACCAAACAGCTTTGCATTCTTTGTGTGTAGATCACCATCAAGCAACTCACTAGCGTACTCTTTACCACCGGGAAAGTCATAACAGTAATGAGCTTCCATCCTAGCCTCCAGAGCTGCTGCATCAATGCCCATCTGTAACCAACCAGCCCTAGGGATAAACAAGGCTCGTAGTTCCTCTCCGTACACAGACCCTACCCTAGGTATGTTAACGATGCCAAGATGCCTGTAACGGCCTGTAGGCGTACCCTGAGGGATACCTCCTGCTGTGATACGTCCATCCTTACGGATAAGACTAATCAAACCCTTCTCACTACCATCCTTAGTTGTGTTCTCAATCATCCTTGTACGATGTAAAAGAACATTGCGTCTAGTAACCTTCTCTGGTATCTCACCTTTGACAGAATCGAATGAGTCCTCTGTTAGTTTTGGACTACCCTTGTCAGTAAACTCAGTAGGCATCCAACCCTGAGTAAGCAGGTAGTCTTTGATCTGACTATGACTGTTGAGGTTACATTCTTCGTAGGTGATACGGGTGAATGGGCCAACAACACACTCAGGATTGTCCGTGTTTAACCAATCAAGCACCATCTTGGTATACGTACCATCAATCTTGAATGGCTTAGTGACTGGTGCACCTTGAGGCTTAATCACCCTAGGTATACGTGGAAGGATGTAGTCAGTTAACTCTTGTAGTTCAGCTTCAATCTTTTCTTTCAGGTCAATAGCTGCTCTACGATTGAAACCAACACCATTCTTTTCTTGCTTGACATGAACGTAGGCTGTTGCATACTCAAGCTCAATAGATCTTTCCCAATCCCAACCACTTGTACGTTCCTTGTTCAGATGATCCCAGACAAGGCTGTTGATCTCAACGTCAACCATGTTACGTACTCTCATTGCTGGTGTGTATGCTGACCAGTCATTGTGCTCTGGCTTAGGTACACCAAACTGATTACCCCAACTCTCTAAGCCATGACCAAGCCTGTCTGGTTCAAACAAGCTGGACAGAATGAACGTGTCATCTACCTTGCTTGGATTGAACCAAGGATAAAACTGTTTAAGTACGGGGATGTCGTAGTTGATAGCGTTATGTGCACAGATCCATTTGCCATCTAACTCTCTTACTGCTTGCTCTATTTCGGTAGGGCCGTAATGCTTTGTCTCAGTTCCGTTTGTTATTGTGATACACCAGATTGTTGTGATACGTTCTCTTAGTTCGTTTCCCTCCAAGTCAAAGATTAGAGGTCTTCCTAAGTTTTCCATCTATCTTCCTTTGTTTGTAGCTTTCTTTCATTTCACTCGAAATCCAAAAGCCATCTTTGTTTACTACCATCCCTTTTGTCATCATTTTGCTCGGGGTTAAACAACGTCTGTTAACACCATGTTCACCAACCCTGTGCTTATCAAAGGCAAGGGTGCTGTTGAAGTAGTAACCACAACCACGACACTGGTTCCGATCACCAGTTAACTTAAGGTCAGAACTTTGACTCAACAGCAAGGGGTTCGAGATAGGAGCCTGTGTCTCGATCATAGAAGACAGAGAATCTTCCAATATTTCCAAAAGTTCTGTCTTCAAGTAAGACAAACGAACTCGTATTCCTTTGTACATCATCAAGCTCCGGATCTTTATTACGTTCAATGCCAAGCATCATGAAGCAAGCCCTCATCATTGCTCTGGAGCCTGCAAATTGGCTGGAGTGTACAGCACCCCCTAGTTCGTGGGGTTTACCGCTTGTAGGGGCTTTAAGGTGGCAACACACAACGTAAAAGAAACCAAGGTCTTTAGCCATTGCAGCTAACTCATCAGCTACTTTCTCTAGCTCAGTGTTAACTTCGGCTGAATCCATACCAACAGTGAGTCGTGTAAGTGGGTCAATGATCACATCTTCACAACCACCAACAATAACAGCATGACGGATAGCACTCTTGAGTCGATCCCAACTTGTTGAACCGTAACTGTCAAACAGCATCACTTTATCTTTGACCATGTTTACACCGTCAATGAGTTGCTGCTGTGTGAAGTCACCATCAGGTCTGTGAAAAGGCTTCTTCATGTACAGACCAGCTACTTTACGTACAGTCATAGCTGGATCTTCTTCCATCTTGAACAAGGCTACTTTCTTGTTCTCAACTTGTGTGATGTGTTGAACAAGCTGATCAATAAGACTGGACTTACCACACTTGACACCAGCACCAATGTAAATACCTTCACCGTTACGTCTACCAAAGGTTAGCTTGGTAAGGGTAGGCCAAGGCCACTCACGACCCCACTTGGGCATGGCTGTAGCTTTGTCAAACACATCGTCAACAGTAACAAAACCGTCAGGCGTATACAACTTAGCTGAGTAGTAACTGTTGATAAACTCAGCCTGTTTGTCACCCTGTAGCATGTCACTGGCATCTTTGAGGGATGTCATCATGATCTTAGCTTTGGGGCCAATCAACTCAGCCATTTCGTTAGCACACTTACGTCCGGGTGCATCCATGTCTGTGTAGATGATGATCTCTTCAAACTTATTGATCCAGTCAATGTTGTCAGAGATGGCACCTACAGTCTCACCCTTGGGTAGGGACACAACAGCAGGTTCGTACGTAGGGTACTTAGCCTTGAGCATTTGGTAGGCTGACATGGCATCAAGCTCACCACCTGTAATCAGTAGCTTCTTACCACCAGAGAACAGATGCTGACCAAACAGATCAACCTTACCTTTGCACTCACCAACAGTCTTGAATGACTTGGGTAGCTTACGTACTTTGTAGCCAATGAGAGAACCGTCTTGGTGTACAGGATAGTTGTGCTCTGTTATGGAACCGTCTTCTTCACTGCACTGAACAGTGACACCGTACATCTCACAGACATTAGCTTTGATCCTACGATCTGTCAGTTCTTTGTGGGGCAGGGATTTGTATTGGGTCAGACTCATGGTGGTGGTTGTCTTTCTTTGTGGGTACTGGTCTGAAGAGTACTGTTGTTTGTTTTTGGACTGCTCACTATAACCGCATCTGTTGCAGTATTTACCGCCATCGCTAAACAACATAAGATGATTCTTGCTACTGTCCTTGCCGTTCTGTCGGCACTGAGGACAGGCTGTGTCCCCTACTATGGTTGACTTGTAGTTCATGGTTCCTCTTTACGTGGATTCTTGTAGTCTGCTGCCCTACACAGGGACTTAGCTCTGTCGTATTCAAACTTAATCAGAGACTTGTACAACTTGTACGCTGATAGAAAGTTACTGAACTTTACTGTGTTGCAGTTCTTAAACAACTCAGCATCACCCTCCCTGTACTCAAACAACTGAGGGAACGGAGTAGAAGCAACAACCCAAGCCAGCTTCTTGTTAACACTGAAACTTGGACGTTTCTTCTTCAGCTTCTTGAAGTACTCTCGTAACAGGAACCTTCGCTTGTCTGCATCATCCAAAGTTGCAAGGTAGTCTTCCTTACGAGATTGAATCTTAACTTTGGGTAGAAGACTGACCAGACTTTTGACCTGTTCACGTTCTTCATCCCGCTTCTTCTTGTCAATAAAGAACGTACGTTCGTATCTTAAGTTTTTAGCCATGATTTACCCTTGGTTAAACAACTTGGTTCACTGCTTAATGAACACACCATCCTCACGTAGGTGTCCCTTACGATTTTTGATAACTTCAAAGGCATCTGTAAGACAGTCTTTCATATCCAGATCTGATAGTGCAGCACCAATGATCAAAGTTACCAAGATGTCGCCATAGGCATCCTTGATCTCAGCCTTATCACCTCTGTGAAGGGCACTGAGAAGCTCTGTAACCTCTTCCATTGTCTTAATGGCCTGTGCCATAGGTGTACTGTTTGGAATGATCCTACGGGCTTCTGCCCATTGAATGACCTTCATCTCGACTTCATTGAAACTTGACATTTTGACTACTCCATTATTTTTCTTACAATAAACTCGCTCAGCTGATCTCCGACCTGTGGCTTCTTTTCTGAATAAAAAAAGATGCCGTTGTCATGCTCGTCTTCGATGCCGTTCCACTTACCGATGGCAACCACGTATTCATGTGATTCTTTCGGGGAGTCCTTCCAGTAGCCTTCTATGTTGACGGTCTTGTATTTCATGTCATTTATCTTCCCCATTTAGGTGCTACATACACTGGTCTATCCCAGAGATTATCTCTAGCTGCTCTTACTACATT